CAGCTTTTCCTTTATCACCTAAAGATTGATTTTGAAATTCAAGTCCTACTTTTTTACCTTGTTTTTTAAGGTCTAAATATATATTTTTAGCTAAGCTACTTACTATAGAAACATCTAATTCATTTAATTGTGATTCACTAATAACGCCAGCTAATTGCTGCATTCTTTTAATTTCGTTAATATGTTGCATTATTTAACTGATTTAATTTCGTCGATTAATTGGTGGTATTGTAATAACGAAATAATATTTTCGTCTTTTACATTTTGAGTCTTATCTAGTGGGTGTAATAAAGTAATTACTTCAGCTAATTTAATCTGAGTGGTTTTATCTAATATAGTAGGAATTAAAGTTGTAATTTCTTCAGTAATACTTTTAAAATTACTGTTAACAAATTCTCTTAATTTAGTTGTGTTACTAATGTTATTGATAAATTCTTTTAATACTCCTTTTTGCTTGTCAGATAACGTAGCATATTTGCTATTGAATTTTTCTAATAACATACGGTAAGCTAAGATACGAGTACCTTTATCCATACTGGTGTATTCTTCCATTACACGATCTTTAACACCTTCTTTATTTACCTCTTTACGAGTGATGTGTTCTAATAATGTAATTTTATTATCAATGATTTGCTGTGGCTCAGTAAACTCTAATGAATTATGAGCTTCAATTAAATTGAAGGCAGCAGCATATTGCTTGTAGTTGCTGATTTTTGCTTTAAAGAATTCTTCTAAATCGTAACTTTTACAAATTTCTTTAATTAAATTATATTTTTCCTTACGTAAAGCCGTTTTGTTTAAACGCAAAGAAGCCTCTAACGTTGAATTAACAAACGTTTCGGCTTTAGCTTCACTAAGATTTTTTGGTGTAATTAACGCTTGATATAACTTATATTCTTTTGCTAATTCAGACTTGCTAAAATATTTTTTAACTAGTTCAATAGCGGCAGAATCTTTATTAGATACAGTATCTGATGCTATTTGGCGTACCAATAGCTCGAACAATATTCCTGTATTTTTAAATTTACTGTGTTTTATTTTCATAATGAATAGTGTGCACTATCAATAAATATGTATTTATTGTATACCCTTGATATTTTTTTCATTTAATAATGACGGTTCCTGGTCGGGTCCTACTACCAGTTCTTTGCGAGCTATGTTCATTCCCTCGAATAATTGTTTATGTCTTTTTAATTCAAACATTGATTTTGGTGTACCGCTACCTTCTTCAGGTTGATTTGCAGTATATAGTGTACCGTTTTCAGCACTACCTAATGGATCTTTACCTAATGCTCTTTGTTGTGTACCAACAATAGATGCCTTTTCTTTAGGACGACCAACAGGACGTGTTTCGTCGTATCCAGGAGGTACAGCACCATCCGTATTCATTCCTGATCTACCTTTACCATATAATGAAGCTAAGTCGTGTGGTGTACCAAACGATTTACCAGTTTTAGCTGGGTCATTACCTTCATTTTCGATTTGAGCTAATCTAAATACACGTTTTTTATCTTCAACTACTAAATCACGATATTCATCAAATTGATCTTCGCTAAATTGGAATATATTGTCGTAAATAAAGTCTGAAGGTAGTAAGTTAGTATCTTGTATTGATTTAGCTAAGTCTACTTTTTCTTTCCATAATGCAATCTTTTCTTGTTCGTAGATTATTGATGGAACTGTTAATGATAATTCAAAATTTGATAATGATTCACCATCATATCCTTGAACGTATAAATGCACTAATGCCATTTTGTACAATTCAGATAATACAATACGTTGAATACGTTCAACTGTACGAGCAAAACGAATATCTTCAGCAGCTAATGTAGCTTTACCAGTTAAATCTTTTTCAAATCCGAAGAATGCTTTAGGCACCTTAAGCGCTGCTAACATTTCATCACGTAAGAAATTCACGTCATCAATCGCGTTATATTCTAAACCTTTAATTGTATCAATCTTGGTTGCTGTATCATTACCACGAGTCGGAAGATAAAAATCTTCCATCATGTTTTGTAAATTATATCTTAAATTGTAATCGCCTGTTTGTTGATCTACAAAAGGTGTTTTTTTCATCTTTTGCATTATCTTCTGCATGTATCCGTCTACTTCAGCAGGAGGTATATTACCAACATTCACAGTGAATACGCGTTTTTCCGGGGCACGTGTAATGCGGTGTAATAACATCGCATCTTTCATCAGCACATACTGCTTGTAAGTTTTACGAGCAGGTTCTATAAACGAGCGCCCATAAGGCAAGTAGTTAGCATCAGTTAATAGCCTAAAATGCGCTATTTCATAGTTTTCAAATTTGATTTTACCATCTCTATCTTTAACGCGTGTGCTTAAACCACCCGCTGTGATTACCATCGGATCGATTCTGAAACATACGTAAGATGGGTTAGAAGGATCCATACCTTCTTCACGAACCATATCATAAACTGATAATGGTGTTACATTATATATACCAAATTTTTCAGCCACCTCCATATGTAAATAAAAATCACCATACTTACACATATTTCTAACCCACATCCATAAATTAAATTCGATGTTTAATACATCATAAAATAAATTATATAATATGCGTTGTACATTTTCGTCAGCGCTTCTAATTTGTAATACTTCTTTTGCTTCGTTTTTTAATGTAGCTTCATCAGCAATAATATCTAATGCTGATGCTATGATTGATTCTGTATCCATTGCTTCATAGTCAGTATACAACTGAATACGAAGTGTTTGATAGTTCATAGTTGGATTGTAAGGCATGTTAGCTCCAAATCTATGTAACTTAGTAAATCTATCTATTAATGCGTTGGTCTTTATATTTCCAAAGGCTTGGATTTTATCAACGTCAATTGTTTTTAGTTGATTACCACCAACATTTCTGATGATAACATCTGTACTAAACAAACGTGTTAACCTTCCAAATAAGCCTGGTCTATTATCTGCCATTATTGTGTTTTAATTATACCAATAAATATTTATTAACTTAGTACCCATGTCATATCTTCGAAATCACCGTGTCCATTATCTATCATAAATGGATTTTGTGTTCCTCCAGGTAATTCAGGGCCTGTATAGCCATATGTAGTTTTAGTTATACTTGAGATCATTGCTCTGTTTAAATCCATTCCTTGTTCATAGAATTTCATTGCAGTGTCTCTAGTGAATAACCCCATTCCTAATGCCATTACTAAGTCATCATTATATCCATTTTGGGATTGTGCTTTACCATTCATCCAAATGAATACACGTAACTCTTCTAATAAGCGTTTAGAATGAAATATAAATGCCTTTTCTCGAATATACGACTCCATTTTTGAGATAACAAGTGGTCTTGTTTTTGCTGATGTAGTGAATCCAGGAACAGTTTGTTCTTGTTCCATTTTAGATAACCATTTATCCATACTCATATCGCCATAAGCACGAGGTGAATAATACATCTTTTCATAACCTTTCTCTATAACTGTATTTACCACATCCCATCCAATGTTGGCATTTTCCACGACTAATAAAGCATTATTATACTCAGTAGCAACAGATACCAACATATTTCCAAAAGTACGTGTATCGACTTGCGATTTATATTCAGCCACTTGCTCGCACGTTGTAGCATCGATGACATGGAACGCTGAATAGTCACTACCGTCTCCGCGAGCGACATCAGCACAAACAATATACTGCTTGCTGTAATCAGGATAAGCCCAAATCCAAAAGTCACCACCCATAAACCTACGTTCAATAGGGTCTTGTATAAAAGTTTCTTCATAAAAAGATAATAATTCAGGTTCGACAACAGAATTTCCAGATCCTAAAAAGTCACAATCATACTCTTGGGCAAACTCACGAGGCGACATATTCGCATGCTCTGTTATTTCCCACTTTTCATCTCTATCAGGATGTAAATTCCATTTTAATTTTATTGCTTTAAATTCATTTTTTCCAATTTCAGCCTCAGTATACATTCTATGAAACCAATTACCAACACCATTTGGAGATGATAATGCTATAATACCTCCACCCGTAGCGATGGTTGGTTTAATACTTGTATAAATTTTATCAATACCTTCAATAAACGCAGCCTCATCTATTAGCAATAACGATACAGCGTATGATCTACCTGCATCTGATGCTGCTGATGTAGCTATAATTTGAGAGTTATTGGCTAGTTTTAATGATAATTTATTATCAGATAATGGTTTAATATTACCCTTTAACCAAGATGGTAATGAATTGTACATAAATTGTACTTTCTCTACCATTCCTTTAGCTGTTTCTTGCTTTGTTGCAATACACAACACCGTTTTATCTTTTTGGAATAACATTGTCCATAACGCAAAGCCAGCTGATAGTGTTGAGATACCTAACTGTCTTGATTTATTTATAATACTAAATCTATTAGCTCTAAAATCATTTAATACCTCTTCCTGGAATGGGTAAAGATGGAATAATATTCTACCTTTTACAGGGTGAGTAATATAACAATATTTTCTAAAGAAGTGTACAGGGTCGGTAGCACATTTAATGTATTCCGCCTTGATTATTTCTTTAACGTTTGCTTGACTCATGTATATAAATATATAAAGAAAACCCGACCTTACGGGGTCGGGCTTAAAACCATAATACTGAGACTATGGCGGGGCTGTTCCTAAGGTAGAACTTATTTTGCAATCATTAAGTAGGCTAATCCACCAATCACCACATAGCTTCCTATGCGTTGAAGTTTAGATTTAACTTTTAACTTGTTGTATTGTAATTCTATTTTTTGATATTGTCCTTCCCACCCAGCAATTTCTTGATCTTTATTAATTAACATTAATCTAAACTTATCTTCTTTACTGATGTACTTGCTAATAACACTATCTTTATTTGATACTTTTGTTTCTAATATTGTGATAGCACTATCTTTAATAGTAATAATTTGTTTAGCACCATCTAATTCAACTAAATCCTTAGCTGCAGCCACCAATACTGGTTGTGCTACTGGTAATGGGTTAGTTACTGTATCTGCAGGGTAACGAGTATTAAATGAACTTATTAATTCTTGTTCATTATAATTATCAATTGCTGATTTAGAAGAATCAACATATTTAGTAATTACCTTGACATTCTTTTTAGCTATATCTAATTTAACAGTTAAAACAGCATCAACATAATTTAATGAATCAATAACAGCATTATCGTTCATAATTTCAATTTGTAATGAATCATTTACTTTATGTAAACTATCTACTTGAGCTAAAAATGCTTTATGCTCAACATTACTATCACATTTTTCAAATAACACACTACCTATTAATACAGTTACTACTGCAAACATAATAATCGGTAATGCTTTTTTTAATTTCAATAACATATTTTTATTTTTTTATTCCTGCGTAATATTGTGCTCTACCAACTGCCCACTCATCTATTGGTTCTTCTGTTTCTACATCTTCTATTTCAATAGGTTCATATTTTTTACCTGTAATCTTTTCTTGACGTTGTTGTAAGTATTTAGAAGAAGCAACTACATCCCCAATGCGCTTTTCTAATGATGTCTTTAAATCACGTAAACGTAATAATTCATCTGATGGTCTATCATTAATATCACCAGCATCTGTTTTACCTTTTTTTAGTTTTAAAATGTTAGACTTTGTGGAAGCTAAACGATTTTCTAAATCAGAAACTTTCATAAAAGCTTCATAATCACTATCTGATATTTTAGAGGCTGTATTGTTTGATTTTTCAACATCACCCATTTCTGGTTCTTCATCTCCAGAAGCAGCGGCTGCAGCAAAGCTAGCATCAACTTCATCATCAGTCATATCACCTTGAATAAAATCAAATTCGCTATCTACTGGTGGTGTACCTGCTGCTGTTGGTTCAGCTGCTGGACGATTTAAACGTGGTGCTGCTTGAGTGCCTGAAGCAATAATTGCTCCACTAGCTACAAGTTCCATAAAATCAGCGTTAATTGGATTTTGTTTATTATATCCTAATTCACCAGCTACATCAATTTTTGACATTGGTTCTTCTGTAGCTTGCATAGCCGTGATAATTCTATTTTTCTTGCCTGTAAAGCTAGAAGCATTAGTATCAGGTGCTAATTCATAACGTACAGATACGTTAGCTAATTCATCGATTTCTGCTTCTTTAATTTTTTTACTGCCTGCAGTTACACTAGCAACTGTTGGATCTGATTTTAACTTATTAATAGTTGCAGTATCCGTAGGGTCAATATCTAAAATTTTGTCACCTTTATTTTTATCTTTGTAATCTATTGTAGTTGCCATTGTCGATTCATCTACCACATCTTTAATAGTTTTACGTATGATTTCTTTTAATTCTGATACTTTCATTTTGTTTTTATTGTGCATATAAATATTATATATTTTGTAAAATTGTTGCAATACGTTCCTCAGTTGTACCTTTAATATATACTAATTTCTTAGGTTTATATTCTTCTAATGATTCACGAATAACCCAATCGATTTTATCACGATATTCAGCATCAATAGTACGTACACCATTATCTTCAATAGGTACACCTTCAGGAGATACATAAAATACTATATCGTATTGTTCACGAAGCATCATAGCCGCTTCAACAAATGAACGTTTAGCAAACCAATCAATTGATTTAGCTGAAAAAGTAAATGCACAAACATCCCATATTGTTCTGTCTGTAATTATATTTGGATATAATAATTCAGTAGCACGTTCAGCTAAAAATACAAATTGACCATTTAATGTAGAATCAGTATTCAATGGAATACCTAAATCACGTAAGTATTTACTACGCTCAGTTTGTACATTATGATCTTTAAGCTGATCTAATTCACCTAATGCTTTTGCTAATGTAGTTTTACCTACACTCATAGTTCCTGCTAATCCTATTCTCATTTGTTTCTTTCGTTTATTTTTTTCATTTGACGAGATGCTTTCTTCTCCTGCTTATTATTTTTAGCATTCAATTTAATAGCTTTTTCAGCGCCCGCCTTATACTTAATTTCTACTAAGATAGGTCCGTTTCTAAACTTATCAATATCGAATGTCCATGTTTCAATAGCGTATTCATCTTCATAAACACGAGTATATTTACGTGGCGCTTCTTCTTGTATTATTGCAGCGGGTCTACCTCTTCTTTCTTCCATATAGTGAAGATATGATTTTTATTCTGCTTAAACTCTAGTGCCTGATGCTTTACCAGCTGCTGTTTTATAAAATGGAACACCATTAATATCTTTTTTTCTTTCTTCCCATTGATCTTTAGTATATTTCATTCCAAATAACCAATATTCGGCAGCGCGTTTATTGCCTTGTGGGATATAAGCGGGACCATCCCAGTTATGCATTTTGTTTAACCAATAGTATACTATTGATCCGTCTTCTGTCTTTAATCGTTTTGTTTCTGCCATTTTTATTTTATTAATTTTTCTGCAATGTAAATTCCGTGTGCGCCTGATACTGTAATTCCTCTAGCTGATAACGCATCACCAGCAAAGTGTACATTAGGGAAATCATTTAATGATAAATCTTCATATTTTACTAATGGTTCAGGTGATAAGTACTTTACCTCAGGAGCGTAAAAACCCCAATCATTACCAAATTCAAATACAGCATTCATATTGTCTATAAAATTAACAATATAAGCAAAATACTTACCAAGCGCTAATGATATAGGAGCTAATGAGTTGGTTTGTGTAGTTGATACTCTATTTCCTTCTGATGTTAGTGAAGGTGTTCTTGTGTAGTCTGGAGAATAATATAATCCGGTTCCGTTTGCTTGTAGTTTTTGTACTGCATCTCTGCTCCAAGCAAATGGGTCTTCAATACCTTTGATTTCCATTAAGATACCAAAGTTAGTCATTTGGTTTTCGAATTCTTTTCCTTTTTTAGCATGGCCATTATAACTAATGTTGCCATAGGTTTCCTCAACAGCCACATAAGCTGCATTGTTATTAGTACAGAACGAGCGTATAGATACGTTATCATGTTTTTGATAGAGCTTAAAATCATAAGATACATCAATTAATTTTTGAAAATATTTTTGTGGTGCTTCAAATCGAATACCAATTTGTACTGCTTTAGGTTCAGTAGGTAGTTTATATCTATCAGACATTGATTGAGCAAAATCAATACCAGATTTACCTACGGCAAATATTAATTCATCATAGTACATATGAGCTGCTCTACATCCACATCCAGGATCTCCATAACGAACATCACTATTTTCAAAATGAATACCAACTACTTCTTTTTCCCAATGAAAGTTAACACCTTTATCTAATAAAAAAGCATACCAATTTTTAGCAATTTCATGTAAATAGTTTGAACCAATATGCCATACAAGCGACATACGTAAGTCGAAATATGGTTTAATAAAGTCAGGTTCTGTTTTAGGATCAGAACATGAAATTTCATCTGGTTTAGGGTGAAAAC